AGAAGAATGGTTATCAAATTATATTAGAGTATGGGATGAAATTGTTAAATTAGAATAGTATTTCCCCAGTTAATTGTATCTCTAATTTCTGAAATACTCACAGAACGAGATGCGAAAGCGATTTTTTTACACCCCTTATTTAACATCAAATCAAATGAATTCTGTCCCACAAACTAACACGAAGCCCATCAATCTTACTCGCAAAAGTAATAAGAATGAGATGGTAAGTTACCCCGAATATTATTACAAAGAGATTGTGGAATTTCTGCGTAATAGTAATAGTTATTATCAGTAAGTATCACAGTTAAATGTACACAATCAACCCCGTATTTCCATGACTAATGAACAAAAACAACTTGAATTTGAGGCATCTGAAGTATTAGAAATGCTGGAAGATATGGTAGAATATGTATGTAAAGAACACACAATTAGCGGCGAGAAAGTATATTTTATGATACACGAATTAAGTCGTATAAAGTTACAAGAATTCCCCCAAGATCCAGAGGTTAATTAACAATGAACAGACCACAATTACCGCCAATACTTAACACTAAAGAGTACAAATTATTAGTGCAAAAGTATAAACAAGAAGAGAAAGATAAGCAATATTGTTATAAACCTTACCGTACAATTTACAACTACTAATTAACAATGAAACAATCCAAATTACAACCAGATAACTTATCATTTAGTGCGTATGATTTAGACAATATATTATATGCTTTAGATGTGTATATTACAGAAAATGATGATAAAATAGCAGATGAATTAAAGGACATTTGTTATAAGATAGAAGCAATATTAGATGAGGAAAACTAACAATGAAGAACAACAAATTAACACTCACAAAAGCACAAGAATTAGGTGCAGATTTAGTCGATATTTGTAATACTGAAGGAAGGGATAATAGGCAGTTATTAGAGTATATAATTGACGAATATTTGTATCTAATAAGTGATAATAAGGTGAAGGAATTAGAGGATATAATTGTTAACGAATTTGGGTATGATTAACACAGATAAGTTATCAACAATGTATGTGTAATATCTGTGGAAAACTAACATAAACTCACGTTAATCTGTGGAAAAGTGTTATAAATGACGTTCTAATTACACAAATAAATATAAGGTTGTGTTTTATTCTTTGATTTAATTGTTGTTATATAAGGGGGTTAATAGGGTCACTAAATGTCATTATTCGTTGTGATCTTGGCGAGCAGTTTATCACACTTTCTCCCATAAGTCAACACGCCTCGATAACATTTAGTAGTATTACAGTTTTATTCACATAAGGACATAAATAACACATTGAACTTGACACAAATTGCGAGAAGATTTATAATGGATTATATACACAAACTCTCCCCTAATCTGCCATGCTAAACTATCAATTAGCAGACACACAGAAAGGTTATAGAATCACGCTAAATCTGTCAGTTGATGATGACTTTAAACCAGAGAATATTAACTGGTCTAAAGTATTACAATTAAATGATTATGAGCAGGTTGATGTATACATTGAGAACACAAATTAGCAGACCTATGTAACACTCACGGGCACACACAGTTGTTGACATTTAAGAGGTATTATGTTAGCCTCTTAAGTATAACATAGTAGCATAACAGTTACTAACACTTACGCATGGCTTATTACAGTGCTTAAATGATGCGTATCTGACAGTTATTATGCCCCTTATGTGTTAGCGGGGGCGGCGGGCGTGTTAGAAAAGCCAAAGTTCCTAACCTACAGAGGTGACAAATCGAGAGAGAGATATCAATATATAAAAAAATTGGGCCAGTATTTTTCGCCTTATTACTCTTTTTCTATATAATAAAATCCCCAAGATAATATGCAAGAAATAGACGATTTAACTTACCATATCTACGCAAAGGACAGATGCATATATCATAGTCTAAACAAAGAGGAGTTCGAAGAGAAATGGCAACTACTACATGTTATGGTTGACCTTATTAGTAGTGAATATAATCAAGACGACTTAAGTTATGAGAGACTCGCCCCTAAAGTTGGTTATGGTGGGCCAGGGAAGTTATTACCTATAGATGAGGATCACTCGTATTGACGCTCTTGAGCATTGACATATACATAGATTTGAATTATAATAAATGAAGCGAGCTACACAGTATGGCTAAAGGATTTAAAGTAAAAACGGTTGCACCCAAAACAAAGGCCCCAGAGTGGGACATCGATGCAATCAAAGCAAGATGGAAAGGGAAAGCAATCGTCTTCTGTTTACCAGGCAGAGGTTGCTCTTATATCTTTCTAAAGAATTTTGTACAGTTATGTTTTGACATGGTACAGAATGGAATGAGTATTCAGATATCACAAGATTACTCATCAATGGTAAACTTTGCACGTTGTAAGGTACTCGGTGCAAATGTATTACGTGGACCAAAACAGATTCCTTGGGATGGCAAACTCAAGTATGATTATCAGTTATGGATTGATAGTGATATTGTCTTTGACACTAACAAGTTCTGGCAGTTAGCAGACATGGCACTACCTGCAGATGCTGTTAACGAAGATGGCAGCACAGACCCAGAAAAGGAAAAAGCAATAGCAGCAGGTTGGTATGCCACAGAGGATGGTAGTACTACTTCAGTTGCTCATTGGTTAGAGGAAGATGATTTCCGTAAGAACGGTGGTGTTATGAATCACGAAACCGTCGAAACCATCTCGAAAAGAAGAAAGCCATTTACTTGTGATTACACTGGTTTTGGTTGGGTACTTATTAAGAATGGCGTTTTTGAAGCACTTGAGTATCCTTGGTTCGCTCCAAAGATGCAAGTCTTTGAAAGCGGTGATGTACAGGATATGTGCGGTGAAGACGTATCATTCTGTTTAGATGCACAAGATGCAGATTATGAGATTTGGTGCGATCCTCGTATTCGTGTAGGGCACGAAAAGACAAGGGTTATATAATGAGCGAATTATCTCGTTTAATCAAAGAGGGATCCACAGAAAAGTTATGGGATCTCTCTGCGGAGATCCTCACCGAACTTTCTCGTAGAGATGGAGTCTCGTTCCGTATCAAAGCAACGGACGAGTCGGTTAAAAACAAAATTAATTCTTTATTATGATTTTTCCACTAGTTACCTATGGTGTTCTTATAGTCATCATAGGTATTATCCTAGCAGTATACCTATTAAACCTTTATAATCCACACAACTAATCATTATGCCAGTTAAAACTAAATCAGGAGCATGGGGTTCTTCTACATTCGTGGAGACGATACCCAAAAAAACTCGTCAAGGAGCAGGTAAACATACGAAGTATGCAGCGACCTCTCGTAACAAAGCAAAGAAGAGAACTAGAGGACAGGGCAAATGAACTTATTAGCAGCAGCGAGTCTCGATTTGAATGAAGCATGGAACTTATCATGGGGTGAAGGCATTCAGTTCATCCTAGTTCTTGCATTTGTCTATTGGCTTAAGGTTCAGATAGACACACGGGCGGGTCTCGGTAAGAAAAAACGTCGAGAATTGAAGAATATCATCGTGGAAGCAATAAATGAGACAAAAGGTGTCTAAATAAACACAAGTGATAGTCAATATGTACTAGGATATTTGGAATTAACACCAGATATCCTTTTTTGTTACTTAAATTCCACCTTACGGAGGTCAAAATGGCAGTTGAACAAGTCCAAATGCTTCGTGAAATCTCTCACGACATAAAAACACCAAAAAAGCGTGATACAATGGAGAGTTCGAACGATTTTTTCGAACGTTTAGCAGGTGATGATGACCGAAATATCAATGAAATTGAGTCATATGAGGTCATTACAGAATATAGGTAAAAATTCGTAATAAATAACTAATAATTGGTGTTTTTTTATGCCTTTAGAGAGGGTAAAGCAAGGTTTTAAGGATCTTTCCATGTCATTTAGGAGTAATCCTCTTAATGATGACTTGATTGGTCTGAAAAATGAGAGTGCAATCGCTCGTTCTGTAAAAAATCTTGTTTTTATGCGTAAAGGAGAGAAATTTTTTGATCCAGACTTTGGGTCAGAACTTTCTGCGTCATTATTTGAGAATATTGATGATGTAACTGCTCTCACAATGCGTGATGACATAGATTATATGATAAAAACATACGAACCGAGGGTTGATTTAATAAATGTTGATATTATACCTAATTATGACAACAATCAAATGGATGCCGTCATAGTATATTCAATAAAAGGTTCAGATACGCCTCCTCAACAATTAGAATTCGTGTTGCTACCGTCTAGATAAATGCCACTTTTAAATTTCACTGGTCTGGATTTTGAACAGATCAAAACTACTCTTAAAGACTACTTAAAATCTAATTCAGACTTTACGGATTATGATTTTGAGGGTTCTAACCTGTCAACAATATTAAATGTATTAGCATATAACACATATATCACTTCATACAATGCCAATATGGTATCTAATGAAGTTTTTATTGATAGTGCAACATTAAGAGAGAATGTTGTTGCATTAGCAAGAAATATTGGATATTTACCACGTTCAAAAAAGGCTGCAAAAGCAACAATTAACTTTTTTTGCGATATTTCATCAGTTTCACCCGCACCACCTACTGTAGTTCTTAAAAAAGGTGCTGTTGTTGGTAGTAGTAAGCAATTTAATGGTCAATCCTTCGTTTTTGGTATTACTGAAGATAAATCTGTTAGTGTTGTTGATGGAATTGCTCAATTTGACGAAGTAGAGGTCTATGAAGGCACTATGATTGAGCAATCTTTCGTATATTCCTCCAGAAATAAGTTTCAGAAGTTTATTTTGTCAAATGATGGAATAGATTTAGAAACTCTTAAGGTTAATGTAAAACCAAGTCCTCAATCTTCAGTTTCTTTGACATATGCTCGTCAAGATGACCTTTTTGATAATAATTCTGGTACAACAATCACTGGAGACTCTCCAATTTACTTTATTCAGGAAGTTGAAGATGAACAATATGAAATAATCTTCGGAGATGGCATTTTTGGTAAGGCTTTACAGGATGGTAACCAAATTGATGTCTCTTATATCAAAACTAAAGGAGAAAGTGGCAATGGAATAGCAAATTTCTCTTTTAATGGTAAATTAGTCTATACTCGCAATGATTCTACTGTAAATGTGACTAGTGGGATCTCTCTAGTGACCGCAAATGAGTCATCATCAGGTGGACAATCAATTGAGAGCACAGAATCCATTAAAAAGTATGCTCCACAAGTATATGCGACTCAAAATAGAGCATTAACAGCAAATGATTATGAAATTTTGATTCCAAATAAGATTTATCCTGAAACAGAGTCAATTTCTGTCTATGGTGGTGAAGATTTGGTTCCTCCACAGTATGGAAAGGTCTTTATTAGCATAAAACCAAGAACTGGTGACTTTATTTCGAATGCTATTAAGGAAAACATCAAAAGAGACCTTAAAAAGTATTCTGTAGCAGGAATTGTTCCAGAAATCCTTGATTTGAAGTATTTGTTTGTAGAAACTGTTAGTAATGTCTATTATAACGTAAATTTAGCAAGAAATGTTGCAGCAGTCTCTAGTTTAGTAAAATCCAACATTGACAAGTATGCTGATTCTGCAGAATTGAACAAATATGGTGCAAGATTCAAATATAGTAAATTTTTGAAGATTATTGATCAAAGTCATGAAGCAATTTCTTCCAATATCACTACTATTCAAATAAGACGTGATTTAAGGATTGCTGCAAATCA